GTGTTCAATTTCTGGGCCGACGAGGCCGACATCGCCGGCAAGCTCCATTATTATGAAATGATGCACCTGGGCAAGCGCCAGGACATGGAGACCGGCGAATTTCTTATTGTAAAAACCCTTTCCAAAGACCGGAGCCGATATCTGCCCTTTGCGCTCCAGATGTACGAGGCCGACTGGCTCGCCGGTTCCGCCAGTCAGAAAATAGATCCGGGCAACGAATTTTCTCAGGGTATTGAATATCGGAAGGCCACCGGCCAGGTGGCGGCACTTCATCTCATCGATCCGGATTCATGGGGAAAGTCCGTCCGGATTTCGGCAGACCGGGTGATCCACGGATTTCAAACATTGCGGCCGGGCCAGCTCCGGGGGATATCCCCGTTCACGCCGGCCATATTGGTGGCCAAGGATCTGTCCGAATATATGGACGCCGAAATCGACGCCGCGAAGATGGCCGCCAAATATCTGTCATTTGTGAAGACCCCGGATCCGTTCAGCCGCCAGTTGGGGACTATGGAGACCGATCCCGATACCGGCCAGAAAATCGAAGAGATGCAGAACGCCATCATCGAGTATCTCCGGCCCGGCGAAGATGTCACCATCGCCAGCAACCCCCGCCCCGGCACCAACTTTCCGCCGTTCGTCAAACTGATCCTGCGCATGGTGGCGATCACCGCCGGCGCCCCCTATGAACTGCTGTCCGGCGATTACGAGGGATTTTCCTATTCCACGGGCCGCACGTCCCGCAATGATTTTGCGCATCAGCTCCGGCCCATCGCCGTCCGGCACATCCGGCATTTCGGGCAGAAAACTTTTGTCCCGTTCATGGACAGCGCGGTCCTGGCGGGCCGGCTCCAATTCCCGGGCTATTTTATCAATCCGGTCCCGTACCTCCGGTGCGAGTGGCAGCCGCCGGGCATGGAGAGCATCGATCCGTTGCGGGAGACCAAGGCCCGGATCGACGAGGTCAATGCGCTGCTGAGATCTCCGTATGAGATCGTCAAAAGCAGGGGCCGGGATCTGGAGGACGTTTACAAGGAAATCAAGATGGCCAAAGACCTGGCCGGGGAATACGAGCTCACCGGCCAGGAAGTATCCACCGCCCTGGCCAACAATCCGGCCGCCCTGAACGGCAACGATGACGACACCAAGGCCATGATCATTGATCTGATCGATAAATTGGATGAGGTCGTGGGTTGAAACAGTGAAAGGTGGAAGGCTGAAGGTGGAAGGTTAAAACCTTTTACCTTTTACCTTTAACCTTTTACCGAAAAACCGGAGGTTTTACCATGAAAAAAAAGAAAATCATCCATCGCAACCAGGCGAACACCGACGATTTGAGCTACCGCACCATATGCCTGCGGATGCAGGACGGCGCACCGGCCACCCTAAATATAGAGGACCGCAGCGTCGAAGTCGTGGGCGCCACCGAGGCGCCGGTTGAAATATTTGACTGGGAGCGGGGTATTATCAGTGAAATTTTAATGATGGACGGGTTGGAGACACCGAAATCAAGACAGGTGCCGCTGTTGGACACGCACCAACGATGGGCCGGAACATCCAGCGTATTGGGATCCTATCGGGACATGAAAGCCGAAAAAGATCAGCTTACGGGACGGGTCTATTTTTCCAGTGTGCCAGAGGCGGAAGGGCCTTTCACCAAACTCAGGGAGGGCCACCTCACCGATTTCTCCGTGGGATATCGTCAGATCAGCTCTGAATGGGTGCCCAAAGATGAACGCAGAACCATCAAGGGGCGCAGCTTTGAGGGGCCGGTTCTGGTAACCACCCGGTGGCGGGCCAAGGAGCTTTCGATCCTTCCTATCGGAGCGGACGAACAGGCCAAGGCCAGAAGCGAAACCAAAAAAAAGAAACGATCAACTTCAACAGAGGAGAAGAATATCATGAATGAGAAAACGAGAAAATTCCTGGAGGCAAGGGGGCTTTCCAAGGAGGCCACGGAAGAAGAAGCCTGGGCGTTCCTGGAGAGGCTGGATTTGCCGAAGGAGGCGCAAAAAAGAATTGAAAAAGAGTCCGAGGTCGATATCGACAAAATCCGGAAAGAGGCCACCGGCGAAGAGCGGGACCGGATCCGGGGCATCGATGCCATGTGCACGAAATTTGATTACCCCTCTGAAAAAGCCGATGATCTGGTTCGTGAAGGGACGCCCCTGGACGCGGCTCGTGAAAAGGTAATGACATGGCTGATCGAAAAGCAGGATGAAAACGGCACCCAGTACCGGACGCCCATTGAAACCATCGCGGACGAGCGGGACAAATTCCGTGCGGCCGCCGTCGATGCGCTGCTGATCCGGTCCGGCCCGGCCTTCCATCCGGAAAAACCGGCCCTGGGCGCCCAAGATCTCACCGGGTATTCTTTAAGAGAACTGGCTCGCCACGCGTTGTACATGGCCGGAAAATCACAGGCCGGGGATCCCAGAAAGATGGTGGGACGTGCGCTTCAAACCACCGACCTGCCCTATATCCTGGGAAACGTGGCCAACAAGGCCCTGTTTGTCGGCTTTGAGACCAGCGAGGAAACCTGGCCGGTCTGGTGCGCCACCGGGTCCGTGTCGGATTTCAAAATACACTCTTCACCGAGAATATCGGAAAGCGACGACCTGGAGGAAGTGCCGGAGCACGGCGAATACCAGTATGGGTCCAGATCCGAGGAACAGGAGCAGTATTCCATCGCCACCTATGGAAAGATTTTTGCCATCACCCGTCAGGCCATTATCAATGACGATCTGGGGGCATTGACTCGGATCCCTATGAGCCACGGGGAAGCTGCGAACCGGAAAATCGGGGACGTGGTCTACGCGGTGCTGTCCGCCAACGCGGCCATGGGTGACGGGCTGGCATTGTTTGTCGCCGGCCACAGCAATCTTGTGGATTCCGGCTCCGGCGCTGCGCCGGGAGTTGACACCATCACCGCCGGCGTGCTGGCCATGGGAACCCAGAAGGATATCAAGGGGCTCCGCCGGCTCAATATCCGGCCGGAATTCTTTATCGCGCCCAAAGCCCTGGAAGGTGCTTCCGAGGTGTTTTTCCAGACCCTGCAGTACGCGGATTCCAACACTATTGCAACGGACAGTTCTTTGGCGGCCACCCGGAAAAATATCTATGGCGGGACTTATTTTACCCGGGTCTATGAACCCAGGATCGATGACGACGTGGCCACGAAGTGGTATCTGGCCGCCCGTAAAGGGAAAACCATAATCATTTTTTTCTTGAACGGTCAAGAAGCACCGTACATGGAGACCAAAGAAGGCTGGACCGTGGACGGTGTGGAATACAAAGTCAGAATCGATGCCGGCGCAAAGGCCATGGACTGGCGCGGCATGTATCAGAATTATGGGGTATAAAAAAAAAGAAGGAAAGAGAAAAGAGGAAAGAGAAAAACTAATTCTTATTTCCTATTTCCTATTAGGCGTTTTTTTAAAAAAGGAGAAAAATATCATGCAAACATCAGGACTTGAAAAAGCAAAAGTCAACCTGGCCTCGTTTGAATACGACTTTGCGGTTCACGGCGGGGACATCGGGGACATCACCCTGGTCAACGACGTGCTGCCCGATGACGCCATTGTCATGGACGGCGTTATCGAGGTCAAGACCGCACTGGCCGGAACCGGGGCCACCGTTGCGCTCAAGGTGCTGGGTACGGACGACATCCTGGCGGCCACGGCCATCACGTCGTTTACCCTGGCGGCGGTTTTGGACGTGGTGCCGGTCGGCACTGCGGCCACCATGATCAAAATGACGGCCAAAGGGAACATGACCATGTCCGTGGCCGTGGCGGCATTGACGGCGGGCCGGTTCGTGGTTCACCTGAAATATGTGCTCGGGGTTTAATCGTGGGTGATTTTGATGATGCCGTAACCGCCGCCATGGCCGTATGGTTCGGGCCCGGTATGGATCCGGAGACCGTCACCTACAAAGGGACGGGTATTCCGGGCCATATATCCTATGGCGGAAGATCCGACGGTGAAAACGCCCGGACCGCAATTCTGGAGGTCCGGGTTTCCGACGTTCCGAACCCGACCTACCGGGACACGGCGGTGATCAACGGCGTCACCTGGCGGGTGTATCGGGATCAGAGCCAGGAGGTGGTCATCCAGGGGGACGGCTACACCTGGAAACTTCCCATCACCCGGGACGAACGGCCGAGGTGGTGAAAAGTGAAAGTGAAAGGCTGAAGGTGGAAGGCTGAAGGCTGAAGGTTAAAACCTTTTACCTTTAACCCTTCAGCCTTCCACCTTCAGCCTTCTACCTTCAGCCTTTTACCTTTAACCTGAAAACCGAAGGTTTTCGACCATGAACATCAACACTCTGATCGTTAATTTTTCCGAGGCCCTGGCCCAGTCCGCGACCATTAAGGCCTGGACCCAGACCAACTACACCAAAGATCACTGGGTATTCGTGGGCCTGGACACCCGGGACCCGCCCGGTGAGGACGATTGTCCGTATTTTGTCATCTATCCGGGCCGGAAATATGGAGGCCAGCACCGCCGGGAACGGCACCAGGAGGTCGAGCTGATCGCCTGCCTGCATGACACCACCATCCGGTCCCACGGCGCCATTACCAACATCACCGAATACACCGGGATCCAGAACATCGAGACGTTTCGCAAGCTGGGGGAGACGGTCATCGCCGGGGTGGACATCGGGAACGCGGCCCTGGCCGTGGTGGACATCGATTATGAATTGACCGAGAGTTTTCCGTTTTTCATGTGTGGGACTCTGTTCGATGTCTGGGAGTCGGTGATCATCGGGAGTGATCCGCTTTTGTAGAAAGTGAAAGGTGAAAGGTAAAAGGCTGAAGGTAAAAGATGAAAAGTGAAAGGTAAAAGGTAAAAGGCTGAAGGCTGAAGGTTAAAACCTTTCACCTTTCACCTTTACCCTTCAGCCTTCGGCCTTTGACCTTCGACCTTCAGCCTTTAACCTTTAACCTAAAAATCCGGAGGATTTTACTATGCAACAACGAGGCGTAAATGCCCAGATTTTATTTGGGATTGAAAATGTGGCGTTCGGCACGGTGGCCACGGTCGGGTTTGTGCTGCCGATGAACACCTGCGGCGTGACCGGGGTCAAGACGAGAAACTCGCCGGCCACTCTGACCGGGACCCGGAACACGGTGGCGCCGTTTGCCGGAAATCAGGACGTGAACGGGCCGATCGTTATACCGCTCGATTCCGGGGCCATGCCCTACTGGCTGATTGCCATGTTCGGGGATCCCACGACCACCGGGGCGGATCCTTATGTCCACGAATTCAAAGTGCCCTCATTAATGCCCAGCTTTTCTCTGGAAAAGGCCTTCACCGACCTGGCCGTGGATGTGTTTGAGCGGTACGTGGGGTGCAAGGTGCAGTCCCTGGGGATGACCTTCGGCGGCGACGGCGAGCTGGTGGGGAACATCGCCATATTGGGGGCCCAGATGAGCCACGAGGCCGCCGCATTCGATGCGGCCCCGACCACGGTGACCCTGGCCCGGGTGGAAAACTTCGACGCGGCCATCCTGGAAGGCGGCGCCGCCCTGACCAATGCCACGGAACTGTCCCTTAATGTCGATTTCGGGCTGGACCCGAGTTCGTTTGTCATCGGCGGCGGCGGGATCCGGGGGGACATCCCCGAGGGCCTGGTCATGGTCACCGGAAAAACGACCACCCTGTTCGAGGACAAATCCCTCTTGGATAAGGCCACCGGCGACACGGAAACATCCCTCAAGATCACCGTCACCGCATCGGCCAGCTCGATTTTGGAGTTCGAGATCCAGGAGCTGCTCTATTCGGTCAACGGCGTGCCCATCGAAGGCCCCCAGGGACTGCTGGTGAATCTCGATTTCGTCGGATACTACGCGGACGGAGCAGAGGCCAGCAACATCATGGCGCGGGTGACGAACTCCGTGGTGAGTTATGATTTGATTACCTAAGAAGGTGGGAAGGTTAAAGGCTGAAGGGAAAAGCAAAAACCTTCAATCTTCAGCCTTTTACCTTTAACCTGAAAATCCGGAGGATTTTTACATGCGGAAAATTCACGACATCGAGGTCCGGGGTCTGACCCGGAAGGAAGTCAAAGAACTCAAGCCCTGCGGGTTTTTTTTGAGTTTTTACAACCCGCCCGTGGACGATTTGGAAAAAATGGATGAAGGCATCGAGCGGGTCCTGGACCTGTGCGTTCTGGATAAGGAAAAATTCGAGGACCTGGAAAACGAAAACTATTTCAAGACCCTCCAGGTGTTTCGGGCCATCTGCGCCGAGACCTACGGGGCCCAGGATGAGGAAAAAAACTTGCCGACGTCTGGGGATGGTACTCAGACGGAAAAAGAATAGACTACTGCAAGGTGTGCAAGGGGTCCCAGGGAAAAGAGAAAACAGGAAAGAGGAAAGACCCGCCCTGCGGCACCTGCGATTATGGGGTGCAGAATGCGCCGCCCTTGATGCCGGAAAACTTCGAGGCCTGGGAACTGTGGCAGGATGTCGGGACCCAGTGGCGGGCCGGGCCGGCGGGGCTCATCGGCCTGGATTATTCCGAAGTAAGGGCGGCGGCCGAGATGCTGGACATCGATCTGTCGCCGGGGATGTGGCGGAAAATTAAGAAGCTGGAGGGGAAAGTTTTGGAATCCTAAATTCCAAATAACAAATTCCAAATAACAAATAAATTCCAATGACCAAAAATACAAATAACAAACAAGAAACTTTAAAGCGGTTTGGGATTTTGAATTTGTTATTTGTTTGTAATTTGGTGTTTGTGATTTGTGATTTAAGGAAAAAACCATGCTGGAATCTAAACTGATCGGGCTGAAACAGCTTGAAAAGACCCTCAAGACAACGGGGGTAAAAGACGAAAAGGCCCTGTCCACCGCGATCAAGGTCGAGGGGTTCCGTCTGATGCGGCTGTTGAAAAAGCAGATCGTCGCCGGTGCCCCGGGCGGGCAGAAGTTTGCGCCGCTCACCTTTTTGTCCCGGGCGTTCGGCGGGGCCGGGCGCATGCGGCCCAACAAGCCCCTGCGGCGTCTGGCCGTTGCCGTGCGGTATCATGTTCCGAAACAATCCCCGATCGAGATGCACGTGGGCTGGACCGGTCCCAGGACGAGCAAATCCTGGAAGCGGATCGCCGAAATGCAGCAGGAAGGATTTGAAAGCGGCATCACCGACAAACGGCGCCGGTATTTTCTGTTCAAGGCCGCGGCCATGCCCAAACGATCGGCGGCCCGGAAATATCTCTTTCTAAAGCCCGGGACCACCCGGTTCAAAACCCCGGGCCGACCCATCATGGAGCCCTTCTGGCGGTCGGAGAAGGACCGGGCCTGGCGGAACATCCGGAACAACTACCGGCTGAAACTCAAAGGCGAGAGAATTTAAAGATGGACCAAAAACTCCAAATAATCCTATCCGCCAAAGACCTCACCCAGCGGGCCTTCACATCGGCCTCGGCCCGGGTGCGGAAGTTCACCTCGAATGTGTTTTCCATGCGCGGCGCCCTGGTGGCCACCGCCGGGGTGGCGGCCATGGGCGCGTTCGTGAAAAAGTCCATGGAGACCGCCGACGCCATCGGCAAGGCCGCCGACGCCATCGGCATTTCCACCGGCACCCTGCAGGAATACCGGCACGCGGCCCGGATCTCGGGTGTTCAGACCGAGGCCCTGGACAAAAGCATCGGCCAGTTTACCAAGCGGGTGGGCGAGGCCCGGGCCGGCACCGGCGCCATGATCACCTTTCTCAAGCAGTTCGATGAAAATCTTTTAAAAAACATTCAGAGCTCAAAATCCACCGACGAGGCCCTGAACCTGGTGTTCAAACGCATGGGGCAGACCGCATCGGCCACGGACAAAGCCGCCCTGGCCAACGCCGCGTTCGGGCGTTCGGGCCTGACCATGGTCAATATGGTCAAAGACGGGGCCGCCGGTCTGGCCAAACTCCGGCAAGAGGCCCGGGACCTGGGCATCGTCATGGACGACCACCTCATCCGCAGCAGCGAAAGAGCCAATGACGAAATCGAAAAGCTCACCCGGGTCTTGAAGGTTCAGTTCATGAGCGCGGCCATCGGCCTGGCGCCCGAGATCGCCCGGATCGCCCAGTCCACAACAGACTGGTGGAAGGCCAACCAAAATATAGTCAAACAGGATGTTGCGGGGTGGGTAAGAGGTATAACGGAAGTCATTAAGATCGGGATTAAACCATTACAAATATGGGCTGATTTATGGAAACGGATTGGCTATAAAGCCGGAGGTGGTGAGAGTGTAAGAGGGATGGATTATAAAAGTATGGATATTTCAAAACCACCTTCTCTTGATAGCAAACCTTCACCCATACCGGCGCCATTTATCGTTTCGCCGCCGGCCCAGGATAAAGCCGCCCTGGCCGAATACAAATCCCTCATGAAGGAAGTGGAAAAGGCCCAGCAGGAATTCCAGGACGCCCTGGTAATGCCGGCGGGCACCGGTGCGACGGTAGACGAACAGCTCCGCCGGGACGTTGGAAAATATACGGCCGGGTTCGACCAAACCCAAGAGGATATCGAAAAATCCAAAGAAGCCTATGCGGCCATGTTCGAGGATCTGAAATTTCAGTCCGCCGATTACTATGCCTGGAAAAAAGAGCAGCTCACGGCCCAGGCCGACGCCTATGCGGAATCCACGGGTCAACGCCTGTTGTCCGAGCAGTGGCTCAATGAGCAGTTAAAGGAGCTGGACGCAGAGCGGCTGGTCGCGCAAGAAGAAACCAGCCAATTCCTGATCGATCTATCCGAGCGAACATCCGACGCCATCGAGGATACGTTTTCGGACCTGGTCTACGATCTCAAGGACGGGTGGAAGGACTGGCAGAGTTATTTCAGCAAATTGTCCGACAGCCTGTGGCGGATCACCAGCGACATCGTCGGCCAGATGATCAAGGAATGGCTGTTCGGCACCGCGAAGACCACGGCGGCACTGGCAACGGAAGGGGTGCAGGTGGGGATCCTCACCCAGCTATATTTGGCACTGGCCGCTGCCAAGGCGGCGGCGGGAGCTGGTTCATGGGGAGGAGGGGGTGCCTCGGGTGCCGGCACAAGTATGCCGAGAGGCGGCGGCGGCGGCGGGTATGGTTTTGACGATGGCGGGTATCTCGGCGAGGACGTGGCAGGGATCGGAAAGTCCAGCGGGAAATCCTACGAATTCCACCGGGACGAAATATTCATGCCCATAAGCAAGGTTCACCGAGCATCCTCGAAATCCGAGGTTAAAAACCTTACCATGTACAATTCCATCACCATCGGCCAGGCCGACGAGCGGACGGCATCCCTGCTGCTGCTGGAGATCGAGGACCGGGTCCGGAGCGTTTTGAGGGAGGAAATGCGGTGAAGAAGGTTAAAGGTGAAAGGTTAAAGGTTAAAGGTCTTTGCTTTTCACCCTTCAGCCTTCAGCCTTTTACCTTTAACCTGAAAATCCGGAGGATTTTAACATGATGGTCCTGGGCTCATATACGTTTGTGCTGAACCCGCTGGACAGCGTGCCGGTGATCACCAAAAAAAAGCGGGCCGCGGTCATCGATACCCTGGGAGGCGGCGCCTATTTTTCATGGGGCACGTTTTTGGCCGGGCAGATCATCCCGCTGAAATGGAAAAACTGTCCCACGGCCCAGTTCAGCCAGTTCCAAACCCTCCTGGAGGCCGATGCCCAGGTGGTCTGGACCCCGGAAAACGGGAGCACCTATAACGTGGAGATCATGAGCCTGACAGGCGACTATCATTTTTCCGCCGCCGGCGGCGCCGCGTACCGGCAAAACGTGGTGATGAAACTGGTCATTATTTCGAAGGTCTAAGGTAAAAGGTTAAAGGTAAAAGGTTTTAACCTTCAGCCTTCAGCCTTCTCACCTTTTACCTTTAACCTGAAAATGCGGAGCATTTCATATGTCGATCACTCTCGATCCAACCCTAAAAACCGCCCAGGACGGAGTCAACCATCGCCCTATCGTTGAAATTGTCAGTTCACCGGCGGCTTCTGTAATTCCATTGCGGGGAAATTATTTCAATACATTATCAGATCCGGAATCCGATCCCAATATTATTGAGACATCGGACGGGCGATTGATACTGGTTGCCATAAGAAATGACAATCTGCAATATTACTACACGGACACGGATCGAATATCCTGGAATTTAGTTTCAAATCTTTACAGCGGAGAATTTGTTAGTGACGTTTCCGTATGTGAATTAATCGATGGAAATATTGGGATTATTTTAACCATCGGAGATACAACACCAAATTACGGCATCAAATACATGATCGTTTCTCCGGTCGGAGAAATCATAACTTCCGCAACAAATATCATTGCAGCTCAATCTAATTGGATTTCCTCTGTATACGTCATTACATTGGCCAACGATACCTATCTCTTGGTTTATGCTGAAGGCACCGGATCTCCACCCAGTGAAAGCAACAATTACTATCTATACAAACGGACATCATCCAATTTTACGTCATGGAATGCCGCATCAGCAATCACATTGACCGGACTGCTTACAACCCGGTACAAAAACAACCCGCATTTCTTGCAACTTTCCGGTGGGCGGATATATCTGCATTTCGATTATCTGGATGAACTTACAAATGATATCGAAATCAACAATCCACATTATTGCTACTCGGATGATAACGGATCTGTTTGGAGCACACCTGTTAAAATTACGGATTATGACGAATTGGGAACTACTGGACTGCATCCGGTTGTCTCTGAAAAGGCAAGCGGGGATTTAATTTTTGCGTACAATGAAGAGGTCAATGTAAAAACATTAGATTACGATATGGCAGGGTTTCCGGAAACGCAATTTATGCCTGCATCGTTGGATTTCAATCAAACGGATAAAAAACTATATGCCTGGAATTTTCTTCAAACCGGAATAAATCAATTTGTAGATATTGATGCCAATCTCTGGGAATACGAACGAGTTTATGACAGTTCAACATCTCCGGCGATACTCAATCAGCAAAAAACGTATTATGGTTCTGGTAAATATAGTGTCAGTCAGAGAGGCGGAGCCGTATATGTAATCAATCATGATGACGAAACGGTAACGGTATATCGTGCCAATACGGATTATGTGGGAATCCCGTGGAATTTTACTGCTACAACTGGAGATTTTGATTCTCCATTCACGGCATTTATTCGTACCACCGAGACAGTCGCTCAACTATGGCTAATGTATTATTACAATTGGGGTGGTGTAGGCGTGACTATCGGGTATATTGATTTGACTGAAATTAAAGATCCAATCACACAAATGTATACCTGGAATGAGGTATATCAAAATGATGCAACGACTTGGAACGGCTATTTTTATATTAACCGGATGCAATATGTTGAAGAAGAAAACTGGATTATGCTAAACGGCCACCATGATACATATACCAATTTTGCAGGTATTGTGATCTTGGGGCTTAATAATGATTTAATTAAGCATTATTGCTATGCCGAAGATTCTACATTTCCAAGATATGGTGCATTCACTGCTGCTTATTATAATAATTATATATATTTTACATTTAAATATCACACGGGTCAGCCCGACAAAAGAGGGTTGGGACGTATTAATCTGAATGATGATTCTGTTGTGTTTTTTGTACCGACATGGGCAACCGCCAATGATTATAAATTGTTTGGTCTCATGTATATGGAAGGAACTACAAAATTATTAATGACCTGTGGAGTTTCAAGGTCCGGCGGCGTGGCCATGTTTGATACTGGAGACGCCACATGGACAATTTATGATAACGATACATTGCCTGGATTGATTCGATCCGGATGTGATGATTCCAGCTGGGGTAATGTAGGATATGTATCAACCGCTAATACCGGAAGAATAATCGACTATGATCCGGCAACAAAAATTATTTATGTTGCCCATTGGAATACGGGCCTTTGTGGTTATATTGCGTCATTTTCTGAATATGGAAGTTTTTCTATTCTAAAATATGCGACCGTTTCTACCCCGGCCATTTCACCAACATATGGTGAAATCGCAAATCTTAGCCTGGATGACTTTGAAGATGAGGCGGTCATCGTTGTTGATAGCGACGATATACTCTGGGCAGTCTGGCGGCATATGGATGATGCTGAATATTCCCTGCAATGGGCTAATGCCGTGGCCAACAAGGATCTGTCAGACTATCTGGCCGTTGAAACCAGCATTAAAATTGATTGGGATATTGACCGACCTGCAAAATTAACATTCGGCCTATCTCACGGGCATATATTTGATCCGCAGAATTTATTATCCACCTGGTCGGTCTATCTGAAAAAAGGTCGTCAGCTTACAATTCGTGAAGGTGAAACCATAAGTGATGTTGATTATTGGCAGAATCAGGGCACATTCATCGTGACGGAGCAAAAACTTTCTTACGATGTGGGCAAATATCCGATCATGGAAATCATTGCTGAAGACATGCGATGTTTATGGGAAGACACCCACGTGGTGGCCAGTGAATATTTTAATGGGGAAACTCCAAAATATATTCTTGAAACCGTACTCCCGGCCCATGCGGATCTGGAATCTGGAGACATGAACATCTCTGCGTTCACCGGCACCCACGATATTTATAATCAATTTATCGATATGAGTGTAGAAGATATCGTCAAGTCCTTGCTGGATCACTTCATGTATTTTCCATTTATCAATGTAGACAGAAAATTCGAACCCAGATATTTAGACATTGATAAGGCCGTGGATCATGCATATTCGGATACTGCCCAGATCACTGGGTATACACCGGATGGCAAGTATTCAACATTTATTAATCGGGTAGTTGTGAAGGGCCTAAGCAATTATTATCAGGAAGTGCTGTATGAAGAAGAGGTTATCGCCAGAGTATCAGGAACAACCGGATGGTGGGGCAAAAAAGAAGATGATACGGCCTGGTATTCAGACAACCACACTAAAACCTGTCGATATCCAAGATTAGAGGTCATTCAATCTGCCAGTGAATTTGGGATGTTTTCGGCGTTTGGAGGGGGCAAAGAATTCATAGACCCTGCAAGGGTTGATCCTGATGAAAGGTATTGCATCATAACTACTATAGCGCCCAATATGGTGCCAGTCGTGATGGCATTAATTGGAGCATGTGTTGGCACCTATACTGCATGTGTAGGAACTTGTGACGGCGGGCCACATAAGGTGGGATGGTGCTCTTTCTGTAATCTTGCTGTGATTATAGAACTAAATGCGTTGATTATGATTGTCGCCGGAGTTGCATCTTATAATTATAATGTCTGGGCCAGACCCATCGGGCATGAAAAACAATCACATCAGGCCGAAGCCAATGATTATGATCTTCAAAACGAACTTAATGGAAAAATAGTTACTGAATCCATCGATGATCCGTATTGTTATACAATTGCTTTGTGCCAAAAAGTAGCGGATCAGGAAATGGCCGTGATCAAGGCCCAGCGCAACCGTCATAAATTTACAAAAACCGCTCATCTCCAGGATGAGATTGGGGATATTATCAGTATTTTACATCCGTATTCCGGCGAAACATTGTCAACAATGATTGTAAGACTAACCCGTGAAATGAAAATCGGGAAGTATTGTCTGGATCATGTCGAAGGCTGGAGGTTGACTTCGTGAGAACTCATGGGCGCAGATTTGTAGATCGAAAAATACAGCGGCAAACAGCTATTACTGCGGAAACCCGTGACGGAGTGCTGTGGGATCTGGACTGGGACAATCTCATTGCTCGGGTTAAAATCCAAGGGTCAAACGAATATGTCAATGTTCATTTTCCACGAAATGAGGCCACGGTTTGGGGGTGGATGCGTCCGGGCAATGCAGTCCGGGTGATTCATCGAGGCGGTGTCCGTGGATATGCAGAAATCGTGGGTCACGGATGCGCAATTCCAACGCCACTGCCTGGAACTTTAGCTCACCCGGCAACGTCCGAGCTGGCCGACGGCGTGCTGTCCGGTTGCAATGTTACGGCTGCCGGAAGTGGTAGGTATGTGGATATTTCGGACGGCACGTATCGGATTGATGGTGTTACCTATAATTTATCCGGCGGCACCGTTGGATATTATGCAACTTCTGAAACAGATCCACCGATAACAACGGATGAAAATTATCCGCAGGCTGAAACGGATCAAACTGATAGATATATTGAAACATCAGAAACAGATCCTCCGATGACTACGAGTGAGATTTTCCCGTTTGCGGCAACGGACGACATAGTCACAACACTGGAACTTGATCCGGCACCGTCAGCAGGGTTGTTCAGATATGATGCGTTTGTGGTGGGTGCAGATGGAATCATTGATTATCTCAAAGGCACGGCTGCAATCACACCGGTCAAGCCAACCATTCCAGCGGATCATATTTTACTGGGTGATTATATTCTGGTAATCGGAGGCACTACGGAAATCACCGATTCACACATAGGAATGCAATGGGCAGCGCCGGTGGCATCAAAATTGAGCATCCCCGCTTTATCCGATTTTGATTGGGACGAGGAAGATGACTACCCCGAAAAAACAATAACGGTCTATGTATATGATCAGTATGGCTGGCTGATATCCGGGAGTTATTCAATAACGCTGTATTTGGTCGGTGGCACCGGGAACGTATATTCCGGCGATGATGGTTATAATTCAGCATCCGTCAATCAGGAGTTTACCGGGTCGTCTTACGGGTTTAAATATCAACGGGATCAAACTCAAGATCCGGAAACATCGCCCAATTTTATGACCCTGTCATCCACCGGGCTTGTGAGCGATCTGGAGCATAAAGCATTATTGGACATTGACGGCAATGAAGTTACCGGCATTGCCCAAGGAGATGTAGCGCCTACCGACAAACAGACATTAATCAGTTCAGCAAATGTGGCAATCGATTGGACTCTGGGGCATCGGGCAAAAATAACGGCAGCTCACGATATAATATTTACCATGTCCGGGGCAGAGGATTTTGATAAATTGATTTTGGCAATAACCATGAACGGCACAGGGGGATGGACAATAACCTTCCCGGCTAACGTCAGATATGGTGCTGAGATAGCTGTAATTGAAATCAGCGATAATGCCAACGCACGATCCTATGTCGGATTTATCTATGATGGAACTGCTTCAAAGTATGATGCGGTGGCCAATGTTAGCGAGTATGGATAATGACTGATTATTCCACAGATTTTAGCGAATACACTACCGGCGTTCAACCTTCCGATTGGACCGAGCGATGGCACACTGGGGTTGCTACAGGTTTAGTTATAGCAGATGCAGGGGCAGAAGGCGGCAAACTTCTCAGAATAGACCATTCATCGGCTGAACGATATGCGATTTCTTGGGATGATGTTGGCGATGTCGCAGATGTTGAAATATTGGCAAAAGTTCGATGGTCAGACAATTTAGATTCAATCATTCAGCTTGTTTTAAGGGGTTCCGGTACCACT